GTGGCATACGCCGATAAAGGCGTAGCTTCCTAAGTGACAAAGTAGTTAAACTTCGTCAGCCGGCACCCTTACATGGGAACCCATGTTGATGAAGCACCGGAATACGCATTTCTGCGTATCTTCGTGCGCGTATTTCTACGCTCGGAGAAGGGGTTGGGTGAATGTCCGCCCATCAAAGCACCCCTTATCTGCGCTACAGAGTAACGCTTGTGTATCGTGACGGATACGTCCATCACGGGTGACCGTAGTAATTCCAAGGCGGTCCAGCACTGGAAGTTGGAATTCCACTTCGCGTGCCGGGTTGCCATGAATCGGTCCATTGGCAACTCGAGAGCGGTATCAGCAGGCCCCTCAAAAGGCCTAGCGAAATACAGCTCATCGGGGATTAGGGACTCAAGAAATTCAAGCCCCTGATCCAGGAAGTATAACTTCTTCCTTCTTGCCAAATTTACAAAACTAAACAGAGCGCTCAGTGAATCGAGCGCACCATCTAGGATGACAGGACGTACGTCCTCTCCTTCAAACCAATCTGCTCCACACGATTCGCGAAACGGGCCTTCCAAAAAGGTCTTCGAAAGGTTAGTAGCGAATCCCAAACCCTGTAACGTCTCTATTAAACGAGGAGCCACGGACTGACGGACAACAATATCGTCCCCATACACGACAAAGTCGGGTGTGAGGCCTTCAAAGTTGTACGCTTCGTCTGCAGCACTCATAAAGATGAGAGTCTGAAGAGGGAAGCAGAAGCCATTACCCATCGTACAAAACTTATGATAAGGATAAACCCTACCATTAAGCTCGTATGATTTGGACCTGATTGAGTTCAAAAGTTCGAACCAAGCAGGGGGAAGTAACCATTTGCAGAGACCTGTCGAAATGCTATCGCTAGCACTTTTCAGGTCGATGGTCACAAACGGATTGGTTTCGCCAACCAAACTACCGAGTCTAGCTTTCGCTTGATTTGGAGTCTGATCGGTTAAGTCCATACCTACGCGGAGGAGTCTACGTCTCATAAAGACATCGATTCCTTTTTGTAAGTAGCCGTTAATCAATGGCTCGATCGCGATAGTTCTATCAACCGTCGCGGTCTTGGGCACGAACGTAATTTTGTTATGTGAAACCAGCTCGATCTTATCCGCGAAGTTTTTATTAAAAACCGCCGGATCAACGTTGAAATACGGGCGACCGGGCATCTCCGTGAGGAGCTCCCAGAAGCCGTAGTCGTACTTCAACAAATAGCGAGCGTAATCGACGGCGCCCGGGCTACACGACCACCGATCTGCAAGGAACTTCCTTGCATGATTAGTGGCACTACCGTGTACCCCGATTGAGGCGCCCGGGCCGAAGTCGCATAAGTCAGCCCACGTTTCAGATGACGGTATGTCGCCAAGCACGTAGGACACTCGTCGCATCATAAAATCGACGCGATCAAGTTTCAGACGATTGGAGGCTCTGTTACGAGCACAACCTGCAAACAAGAGGTTCATACGTCGGCAAACAACCTCCGAACGTAAGAACTTTGCTTGAGCAGCCGCTCTAGGGTCCACATCTTTTAGTGAACCAAACGGATACTTCCGAATGAGTGATGCAACCTGATTCGCACGCAAGTGCTCGCGCGGCGTCCTATACTTCGCGGACGCAATAGAATCAGCGAGCCTGATCATCGCAACCTTATCTCTGCGTTTTACTGCAGTTAGGAGGTCTTGGCAAACAGACTCAATTAGTCCCGATAACGAAGAAAGCAAGCCGAAATATGTATCTTCGGCTGAAGCTTTCATGCCCTTGTCAAACGAAAGAATTCGTTTGATGAACTTTTTGGATTTCATTACGATCTCCACATTGGGTTGCGCCGTAAGGCACAGAACGAGCGACCATGATGATAACCACAACGGCTATCATTAACACGATCAAGAGCAGCGTGTCTCGCATTTTAGTACGAGATTTGCTGATTCTTGACGAGTGTCTTGAAGTTCGCCGCCGCAAGGTAGGCGCCCATATCGTTCAGCAAGGTGTCGATGTCTGCGCTCGCCATCCCGACGGGAGTGCTCACACTGATATCGAGAATCGCTTCACCAGTAGTGGTGAGCGCTCCGGTCAGTGTGTGCGTCCGCGTGATCTTGGCGCTGGTGCGGGCGACACCGGAAAACACGGACGTAGGCTTGGCAGCCGTATATCCAAGACGAACATCATCTTTGATACTGGCTGTCTTGCTCGGTCCGATGTAAAGCACGGCATTTGCGCCGTACGAATTTCCGGTGTACGTCTTAGCATTGATGGTCAAAGACATGGGGAAACAATCCCTTAAAGTTGAGAATTAAGAAGCGGGATCCGGCCAGGATTGGCGGACTTTCCGCGTCTTAGGTTTCTTCGTTACGAAAGGAGGATTGTAATGCAGGCCCGGATAGGACTTGCGAATACGTTCGAGCTGCTGCGCAATTAGCGCCGAAGCATCGAGAGCCCTGTTCCAATTAGAAAGGAGTTTGAAATTATCCTTAATAACTATCGCAGTGGCTCCCTCCGGATTTACAACACGGGAAACCTCTTTATATTGCAGCGACATGCTGCAACCAGGGGTGCCCGTCCAAGCCCAAGCAGTACCAGTATTGACCACGCTCGTCGGTGTTATGATGTTCACCAACGTTCGACGTAGCACAATGCCGCCACCGCGAGGGTAGATATTGACCCTCGGCATGTTAGCATAGATAAAGTCACCTATGGTAACAAACCAATCCACAACAAAGGAGAACGGGGTTAATTCCCAAGCAACAGCCAAAAGGTTTTGTAAAGTCAAACCCATTTTCTGCAGCTTACCACTCTCGTACTGATCAACGTAATACGCTCGATATTCGATCGTATCGCTCTGAACGGTATTAAAGTAGAACCTTCCGAAGCTGTGGACGAAGTTGCTACCCGTCGTCTTGGAGTCCTGTATCGTCGCAGTTGC